TCATGCGGCTTCCCGCACCGTGTCGTCCGAACCACACTTGGGACACCTGAGCGGCTCGGCCCCGAGCGGCCAAACGGCGACCCATTCGTGACCGCAGTTCAGGCACTCGGCCTGACCGGCGCAATACTGCTCGATCATGCTGCTTTCCTTTCAAACCCGAGCGCCTCGAAGTCGAAGTCGCCCTTGATGATGTTTTCGCCAAAGCCTTCGGTCTCGTTGATGATCGAGAACCGCTGCATGGCGTGCTTCTTGGTGTGGCTGTTGAACGGGTCGTTGAAGTCAATGATCAGCGCCACGTTCGGGCCGTGCTTCTTGGCGCGAAGACCGCGACCGATGCGCTGGCGCAGGGCGACTTCAGCTTTCCCACCGCCGGCGAGAGCGATCAGACCGACCGCAGGAACATCGACACCGACGTCCAGAATGGTCGTCCCGATCAGTGCGTTCAGCTTGCCCGTGGCGAGCTTCTGAAGGGCTTTTTTGCGCTCGCTCTGGTTGTCTTCGCCCTGAATGAAATCGACCGACATGCCCCTCTTCTGAAGCATCTCGTGAAGAATCTCGCCGTGCTTCTTCTGCTGGATCAGAATCATCGAGGTCAGACCGTAGCCGGCAGCGCGAACCACTTCATCGACGATGGCCTTGTTGCGCTCTTCGTTCTGGACGATTCCGATCCGGTAGGCGGGCTGCCACGGTGTGCCGCGCAGCAACTTGTCGGGCTTTTGCTTGAGTTCGATGATCTTGAACTTGGGTGTGGCGAGGATGCCCCGGTCGATCAGCATCTTCTCCGTGACCTTGATCGCGATGGGGCCGGAGCACGCCATCAGGCGCATGTTCGACTCTTCGTCCTCCTTCATGAAGGGCGTGCCGGTGAGCGCCAGTCGGTAGTGAGCGTTCTTGCAGTGGCGGAGAATCTCGTAGTAGCTGTTGCCCGACGCCTCGTGCGCTTCTTCCAGGATCACGAACTCGAACTTGGCGAGCAGGTTGATCGTCTGCTGGCGAATCCGGGCCTGCTTGTTCTGGACCTCGATGTCGTCATCGGGGCAGGGTTCCTGGAGTCGGGAGACGAGCGTCTGAACCATGCCGACACTCATTTTCTTCACGAACTGCTGACCGTCCGCATTGACGTGCCCGAAGTGGCCGTCGCCAAGCACAGAGCACTCGACCCCCAGATCGCGCTCGAAGGCTTCCTTCATCTGATACATAAGGATGCCGCGCGTGGTGATGAAGAGGGTAGGGCGGTTGATGCGGGCGAAGGCCAGCCGCGCGATCCGGCTCTTGCCGCCGCCCGTGGCGACTTGGGCGATGATCTGCCCGTGACGAACCAGCCGGCGCACGACCTCCATCTGGTAGTCGTAGCGCGGGTCTTCGGGGAAGGCATCGACCTTGGGGTTCTCGGGGCCAAGCGCCCCAGGCATGGGCTTCTTGACGTGACGGACCTCGTAGCCCTTGCGCTTCAGGTGGGCGGTCAGGAAATGAACGAAGCCGGCCGGGAAGGTGCAGCTCCGAAAGTCGAAGAAGGACGAGCGTCCGTCCCAGTTGCCCTTCTTGAAGGGCATGGTGTGTTCGGCGCCTTCGACGCGGTAGGAGAGAATGCGCTGCGCTTCGAGCTTTACAGTCCTGGATGGCTCGTGGAGCTTTGCCAGAACCGCATTCGAGGCGATGGTGATCGTTTCCGTCATAGGACTTGCCATGTAAAAATCATTGGGTTAGTATAAGTCAGCCATGACTTAGGCGCAACAAAGTATAAGGACACCCGTGATTCAAGTGAAACCCGGCAGCGCCAATCCTGCCGACCTTCATCCGAACCCGTGGAACACCAACGTCTGTTCCCCCGACAACGAACACAAGCTGGAGAACAGCATTCGTCGTCTGGGCATGTTCAAGCCGGTGGTGGTTCGCGAACTGGCTGACGGCTCCCTTCAGATTCTCGGCGGCGAGCATCGCGCGCAGGCTGCCGCTCGGGTGGGCCTGACCTCGATCCCGGTGGTCAATCTCGGTCGCATCTCCGACGAGAAGGCCAAAGAGATCGGCCTGATCGACAACTCCCGCTACGGCTCGGACGACACGCTTCAGCTTGCCGAACTGCTTGAAGGTCTCGGCACGGTCGAAGAGCTGGCGTCGTTCATGCCCTACGCCGAAACCGACCTTGCTTCAATCTTCTCTAGCGTGAATATAGCGCTCGACGACCTTGATCTCCCGGATGAAGACGAGGCGCCCAAGTTGCCGAAGGAAAAGCCGGTCCAGACCCACCAGATCATGCGGTTCAAGGTGCCGGTCGACGACGTGGCGATGGTGACCGACCTGATCGAGCGCGTGATGAAGGTCCAGAAATTCACCGAGAGCGACAGCCTGGCAAATGCGGGTGACGCGCTCGTCTTCATCTGTCAAAACGCCGAGGTCTGAGCAGCAATGACGCGCCGCTGTCGGTTCGCCGAGTGCGAGACCTGCATCAACAAGGAATTCGACCCGTTTCGGTGCGAGACGTGTGTCGATGGCAGCAATTTCGAAGGCGAGGATGACGTGGAAGAACTGAGCTACCACGAATTCCTCGATCTCATGAAGGAATCAGCATGAAGTTTCGCAAAAAGCCGGTCGTTGTCGAGGCGTGGCAGAACGCCAGCGGCAGAACGCCCGAGTGGCTCGACGCCGCATACCGCGTCGGCAAGGTTCAATACGGCAGCAATGGCGTCATCTACATCATCACGCTCGAAGGCACCATGCGTGCGGAGCCGTGCGACTGGATCATCCGAGGCGTGCAGGGCGAGCTGTATCCGTGCAAGCCGGACATTTTCGAGCAGACCTACGAGGCCGTCGAATGAAGAAGCCGCAAATCGATCTCTGGGACGTTGAAAAACTCGTTCCCTACGAGCTGAACTCCAAGATTCACGACGACAAGCAGATCGAGAAGATCGCCAAGTCGATTCGCGAGTTCGGTTGGGATCAGCCGATTGTCGTGGATCGCAACGGCGTCATCATCAAGGGTCATGGTCGTCGTTTGGCCGCGCTCAAGCTCGGCTTCCAGAAGGTGCCGGTGCTGGTGCGTGACGACCTGACCGACGAGCAGGTGCGTGCGGCACGCCTGGCCGACAACCGGGTTGCGGTTGGCGACATCGATGCCGAGCTGCTTCAGAAAGAGCTGGCGTCGCTCGACTTCGATCTCGAAGGCATCTTCGACAAGAAGGAACTCGACTTCATGACTGCCGATCTGGGCGAGATGAACGAGGATGCCTTCGCGCTCGATCTGGACGAAGAGGTCTCCAAGCAGTCCGCCGAGACCATCAAGAAGATTGAGGAGACCGACGAGCGCCCGGTGAAGATCGACAAGGCGCTCGGGTTCAAGCAGATCAGCGGCAAGGACGAGCGCTACGTGGCGCGGTTCATGGCGCAAGTGGAGGCCGAGACCGGCAAGACCGGCGCAGACGCCTTCGTGGAGTTCGTTCGCAACCTCATGCAGCCGCCGGCTGCCACTCAAGGATAAGTCATGACTGACTGCTATCGCGGCATTCCCAAGACGGTGCGCGTGGGCTGCTTCGTCTTCCGCATCGAGGTGCGCGAGTTCGAGGACCACGAAGCCGAAGGCACCTTCGGTCACATGAACCCGATCAGCCAGAAAATCTGTCTGCGTCCCGGCATGAGTTCGCAGAACCTCGCCGACACCTTCATCCACGAGATTCTGCACGCGATCTTCTGGTTTCACGAGGCGGGCCGCTTCACGGGCGATGTGGCGATGTCCAATGCCGAGGAAGAGTTCGTAACCAAGGGCGCTCACGGGCTGTGCCAGTTTTGGCAGGACAACCCCAAGGCCGTCGCCTGGTGGGCGAAGCTGCTGAAGATGGAGGCTGTGGAATGAGCGTGATCGGAAAAGTCCTCGGGGCTGTTCTCGCCGTCCTGATCTTCGCGATCCTGATGTCCGCCGGTCTCGTCCTTCTGACCGTCGGCGTGTCCATCGCCATCGTAGCGGCGCCGGTGCTGCTGGTTGCCGACTACCTGAGCAATCGCAGGGGGTGGCGATGATCTACCACATCGACAAGCGCTTCCACACCGAGGTCGAGCGCACCGACCGCGTGCTGGAGATCGCGGAGGCGTTCGGTCTGGGCCTGGACGACAAGGAGTTCGTCGTCTTCGACAATCAGCCGCTGGAGATCGAGCAGGGCGACGTGGTCTATATCACGGGCCAGTCCGGCTCGGGCAAATCGACCGTGCTGCGTGAGCTGGCCGCGCAGATGGCAACGCTCGGTGTCGCCGACATCGACGAGGTCAAGCTCGACCCGCGTCTTCCACTGATCGACCAGATCGGCACGACGACCTCGGACGCGCTGAACTACCTCTCAATCGCCGGGCTGAATGACGCCTACCTCTTCATTCGCAAGCCGCAGGAGCTGTCCGACGGCCAGCGCTACCGCTTCCGCCTCGCCAAGATCATCGAGAGCGGCGCGAGAGTCTGGGTTGCTGACGAGTTCCTGGCGGTGCTTGACCGCACCACGGCCAAGGTCATTGCCTACAACCTACAGAAAGTCGCCCGCAAGATGGGCGCAACACTGATCGTCGCCACGACCCACACCGACATGGTCGATGACCTGGCGCCGAACCTCTACATCAACAAGCGGTATCGCGAAAAGATCGAGATCATCCGCACACCCGAAGGATACAAGCATGTCCAATGAGCTGATCGTCTTCACCAGTCCGACCTGTGCGCCGTGCAAGCAACTGAAGCCTGACCTGGAGGCGCTCCAGGCCGAGTTCGGCTTCCCCATGCGCTACGTCTCGATGGAGCCGGCCAACGCGCAGGAGTTCATGAAGTTCGGCGTTCGCACGGTGCCGACGGTCGTCTGCCACGACGGCGAGCAGGAAGTGGGTCGGTTCATCGGCGCCATGACGCCCACCGCCATTCTGGGCCGGCTCCAAGACTGGGGTCTGGCGTGAGCACTTTTGGCGAAATGCTTCGCGAGGCTCTGGCCGTCCTGAGCAACCCTCTGGAGCTTGTTGCGCGACTGTGGTCGGCGCTGGTGTCGATGTTCGATGACGGTGGCGACGACGACAACTGGCCTTCTGGAGCGCCGGCATGAGCCATACGCTTGCCGACTACATGGTGATGTTCTGGGGCAACTTCGTCCTGGTGTTCCTGCTTGGGCTTCAGTCCAAGAATGTCATGCACGGCCGCTACTTCGCCGCCGTGATGACCTCCTTTGGCATCAGCGTCAGCCAGTTCATCTTCGTGAAGTATGCGGCGAGCGGCTCCTACGACGTGTTCTCGGTTTCTGCTGCCGGCGGCTGCGCCGGTATCGCCGCGAGCATCTGGTTCTACAAGCATGTGATGGAGAAGCGCAATGTTCGGGTTTCTGACTGACGCCATCGACAACGCGCTAGATGTGGCCGACCGCGTGATGAGCGGTGAGGACGTGTCGCGCCGCCAGCTCGCGAAGCTCGCCTCTGACACGGTCGCGACAGTTGCCGGTGCTGCGCTCGTGTCCGAAGGTGTGGAGCTGCTGCAAGAGCTTCTGAGCGAGGGTGAGCGGTGATCATTCTCGACACCCCAGACGTGCTGATCGAGCGCAGAACCGTGCCACAGAAGCACGCGCTGTCCCTGCTGCCCGAAATCTACGTGGAGCGCGGCACGAAGAAGGATTGGGAGCTTCTGCACGAGCTGCACTACAAGGCGGAGAACCTCGGGATCGGCCCGCGCATCTTCCGCTGCGTGCTGCGAGACCAGACCATCGGCGTCGGCGTCATGACGGTGCCGAAAATGCTTCTGGGCGGGCGCAACAAGCTCTTCGACAAGTGGCTGCGTCCGAACGTGGGCGAGATGGACACGCGCCTCACCAACCGTCACCGGGCGATCTGGATCAACAACCACATCTGCGTGAATTCGCGCCTGGTGCTGGACACGATGTATCGCGGCGCCGGCATCGCCTACCGCATGCAGAACATCATGATGCGGATGACGGGGATGAAGTTCGTCGAGTTTCAGTCCTCGATGTCAAAGTTCAACCCGTTCGCAGCCAAGGCGGGCGTGCAGTTCGTCAAGCCTGGCCGGTCTGCCAACTACGAGCGTGGCCTGCAATGGTTCCGGCGGTGGTTCGAGTCCATCCCGACCGACTTCGTGGGGATCATGACCGAGCTGAACGCCATGCCGCCTGCGGTTCGCGAAAAGTGCGTCGCCGAGATGCGCAAGTTCTACTACGACTTCTCCTCAATGGAGAAGAGTGGCGACAACCGCATGAACGGCACTCGGCGCGTGGAAGGGCTGGTCGTCGAGAAGCTCCTGAAGAACCTTCAGCAGTTGGTGTTCGCCTCGCCGCTCTACGGCGTCTATGTGAATCCCGACTATGACGACGCGAACGACAAGCCCCGCGAGCTGCCTGAACGCATCCCGCTGCTCGCCTTCGACAATCAGCCTGTGGATGCCCCTCTCGACCTCTCAAAGCTCTGAGAACCATGTATCTGACCACCAAGCAACTCGAACTCATGCGCGTCATCGCCGCCGGTAACGAAGACGGGACGCCGGCCGACCTGGACCAGATCATCGAGCGTGTGAGCTACAAGCCAACCAAGCAGTCCATCCAGTTCTCGATCCGCGCTCTGATTGGGCATGGGTTGATCGAAAAGGTTGGGACGGACAAGCGTCGCGGCCGCCAGCGGGTCTTGATCGCCGCGACGCCGCTTGGGCAGCATTACGTGGGGCCGCTGTCCATCAGTCGCTCGATTGTGTCTTCCGTTGAAGATGACGAGACGCTCCGCGAGCTTCTGTAATCCGACTTGGGAAGACTTGGGTGCCGCGACCTCGAACGAAATAATAAATAAGTAAGTAGTGAGTAGAAATATATGTATTCTTTCGCTGATGATGGCGGCACCCAAGTCACCCAAGTTGGGGAAAACTTCATTCCCGGCCCCGAAGCGAACGCGGCTATCGCCGAACTTTTTGGCTACCAGGCAGAGGTGCGGGACGGCCAGGCATTCATCTTCACCTACGAGCCGTGCGGCGTCCCAATTCAAGCCCCACAGTGGATGCCGAGCTACGATTACTGCGGCGATTGTGCGGTCACGGCGGAGTTGATCGAGTTCAAAGGCAGGGTGCCTTACGTCAAGCCGCTGCGCAAGGAGCCGGGCCAGCGCAAGCCTCGCTACGTCTGCTTCTTCGATCACGAGGGCGGCATTGCGGTCACCAAGCCCTTCATGCAGGAGTCGCACGCACTGGCTGCGGCACTTCATTTCATCATGTCCGAGGGTAAGTCATGAATGACTTGCATTTTGGCGAAAGATCGAGTATGCTGCGTCCCTACCTTCATTGGTCTTTCTCCTCCCAAAAGGGCGCGCTCTCTCCCGCGCCCATTTTTTTGCCCATGCCGAGCGAAAGGCAGGAGCAGCGATGACGACACCAGCAGACACCCCCGCGAAGCCCAAGCACAAGCGCCTGACCCCAAAGCAGTGGGCCGAGGCGGAAGCGCTGTGGGAATCTGGCGAAGTGACCCTGACGGACCTTGTTGCCAAGTTCGGCATTCACAAGACCTCGTTCCAGAAGCGCTTCGCCGAACGCGGCATCAAGAAGGGTGCGAAGAAGGAAGAGCACGCCAAGCGTGTCGCCGAGGAGGTCACCAAGGCCGCCATCGATGACGCGACGGTTCTCGCCGCGCGGATTCGCGAAACCAAGGAAGAGCACTACAAGATGGCCGCCGGCCTGGCGAAGCTCACCTGGGCCGAAATCCTCGCGGCAAAGCAGAACGGCTCGCCGATGGCCGTCGCGCTCAACAACCTCAAGGCGCTCGATGCGGCAATGGCCGTGCTCAAGAAGGCCCGCGAAGAGCGCTATGCCGTGCTTGGCCTGGATCGCGAAGACTTCGTCGATGAAGACGGCCTGCCCGAGCTGGTGATCTCCGAACTGACTGCGGACCAGATCGAAGCGCTGCGCGCCAAGGACCACACCGAGTTCGACGACCTGCCCGACGACGCCATTCTTGAAGAGGGTGACAACGCTGTCGGGGAAGAAGAGGACGACGATGGCGAGTAAGGTCGGTCTGTCCCTCCACACGAAGCAGATGGAGGTCTATCAGTCCAAGGCCCGTTTTCGCGTCGTCGTCGCTGGTCGCCGTTGGGGCAAGACCGCGCTCTCCCGCGTCCTGATCATCAAGATGGCACAGACCAAGAAGCGCAAGATTTGGTATGTGGCTCCAACCTACCGCATGGCGAAGCAGATCATGTGGTCGGACCTGCTCGACGCGATCCCGAAGAAGTGGGTCAGGAAGATCAACGAGACAACGCTGTCGATCCTCTTGGTCAATGGCACCCGGATCGAACTGAAGGGCGCTGACAAGGCGGATTCGCTGCGCGGTGTGGGTATTCACTTCCTGGTGCTGGACGAGTTCCAGGACATGAGCGAAGAGACTTGGACGCAGGTTCTGCGCCCGACGCTGGCCGACACGGGCGGTCACGCGATCTTCATCGGCACGCCCAAAGCCTACAACCAGCTCTACGAACTCTACAAGCACGGCCAAGACCCGAAGAAGCGCCGCGCCGGCCAGTGGGAGTCCTGGCAGTTCCCGACCATCACGTCGCCCTTCATTCCGTTCTCGGAACTGGAGGCGGCGCGTCGAGACATGGACGAGAAGAGCTTCAAGCAGGAGTTCGAGGCGTCGTTCGAGACCATGAGCGGCCGGGTCTATTACCCGTTCGACCGTCAGGTCCATGTCGGCGAATACCCGTTCAACCCCAAGCTGCCGATCTGGGTCGGCATGGACTTCAACATCGACCCCATGAGCGCGGTGATCTTCCAGCCGCAGCCCTCGGGCGAAATCTGGGCGGTCGATGAAATCGTCTTGTTCGGGTCCAACACCGAAGAGATGTGCGCAGAGCTAGACAAGCGTCTGTGGCGCTACCAGAACCAGATCACGATCTACCCCGACCCTGCGGGCGGGCAGCGACAGCATGCGCGGGGTGAAACCGACCTCGACATTCTGCGGGAAAGCGGATTCAAGCGGATCAAGTATCGCCGCAAGCACCCGTTCGTGGCCGACCGCGTCAATGCGGTCAATCGGCTGCTGCGCTCGGCTGACGGCACCGTTCGGATGCGGGTGAACAACTCCTGCAAGCACCTCATCAACGCTTTCGAGCAGACGATTTACAAGCCAGGCAGTCGCGACGTGGATAAGACCGCAAGCGTCGAACACTCGGCTGACGCGGCCGGCTACTGCATCGAGCTGGAATACCCGGTGCGCAAGATCGAAGTTGGCGGCATTTCTTTGTGACGCTTGCCAATCAGTCACGGATGACTTATATTAGGACGAATTATGAGCATGCTGAAGCCGGGCGAAACCGCCACCCTCGATCCCCAGAGCGTCAATTACGGCGCTGCTGACGTTGGAATGAAGACGGACGAACAGAAGCGTCTGCGGGCGCTCATTGCCCGTCGTCATCCGAAATACGACGATCAGGTCAAGCACTGGACCTTCATGGAGGCCACCTACAACGGCGGCCGTGACTGGTTCGACGAGAACATCTTCCGCTACATCAAGGAAGGCGATCAGGAGTTCAAGGACCGCCTCAATCGCTGCTATCGGTTCAACCACAGCCGCGAAGTGGTCGATCTGATCAACAAATACCTGTTCAAGCAGCACGTCGCCCGCAACGAGGAGGACGCGCCCGAGTCGGTCAAGACGTTCTGGAAGAAGGCCACCAAGAACGGTCTGACAATCAAGGACTTCGTGCGTCAGGTGAGCAAGAAGACCTCGATGGTGGGGCGCGTGGGTGTCGTGGTCGATACGACCGCGCCGCCGAACGCCGTCGTCTCGAAGGCTGACGAGAAGGCGCTCGGGATTCGCACCTACGCCTACATCGTCGGCCCGGACCAGTTGCTCGACTACTCCTACGACGAACACGGCGCGCTCAACTGGGTGCTGATCCGCGAAGTCGCCCGTGACGATGACGACCCTTTCACCTCGTCTGGCGAGGAAGTGGATCGCTATCGCCTCTGGACCAAGACCGACTGGTCGCTCTTCGAGGAGCGTCAGCAGGGCCGTAAGAAGGTCGTGCTGATGATTGACAGTGGCAAGCACGACCTCGGCGAAGTGCCGGTGATCCTGGCCGACAACATCATCACGGACGAGGAGTATGCCGCCCCGTCGATGATCGACGACATCGCCTACCTGGACCGGGCGGTGGCGAACTACCTCTCGAACCTGGACGCGATCATCCAGGATCAGACCTTCTCGCAACTCGCCATGCCGGCGCAAAACGTTCTGCCGGGCGAGGACAACTACACGAAGCTCGTGGAGATGGGCACCAAACGTGTCTTCCTCTACGACGGCGAAGGCGGCTCGCAGCCGTTCTACCTGTCGCCGGACGTCAAGCAGGCCGAGCTGATCGTGACGGTGATCAACAAGATCATCGGCGAGATTTACCACACCGTCGGTCTGGCCGGTGAGCGCACCAAGCAAGACAACGCGGTCGGCATCGACAACTCCAGCGGCGTCGCTAAGGCTTACGATTTCGAGCGAGTGAATGCTCTGTTGGCGGCCAAGGCAGACAGCCTGGAGGCGGTCGAGAATAAGCTGGCCCGTCTGGTCGCGCTGTGGAACAGGGAAGAGTCGAAGGTCGAAGACAAGCCGCTGGTGTCCTACCCGGACAACTTCGATACCCGTGGTCTCTACGACGAGTTCGACATCGCCGCCCGCCTGATGCTCATCGACGCGCCCGACGGCGTCCGTCAGGAGCAGATGAAGATGGTGCTCGACAAACTCTTCCCGCAACTGGCCGCCGACCTTCGCAAGAAGATGGAAGCCGAGCTGAAGGATTGGCCGGTCGATCCGATCGAAGAGGCAACCCGCCTCACTGGCATGGCAAGTGGGAAGATCAACGCCCAGACCTCGATCGAGAAGGGCGGCAACACCCCGACGCCCGCAGGCGGTAAGGGCGAAAAGCCCACGAAAAACAAGCGACAAGGGCAGGTGACGAAGGACTCCAAGTGATGAAGCGACTCATCCTTGCGTTCGTTCTTGCGTTTGTCTTGCCCGCCGCGTCTGCGGTGGAGCATGTCGATACGCGCTTTTGCGGCGAGCCGGCCAGAGATGCCGCTGGTCGCATTCAGCGCGATCAAGGCGTGCTTCGTGCCTTCAAGAAGCGTTACCCGTGCCCATCGACCGGACAGACGACCGGAGCCTGTCCGGGATGGGCGATTGATCACGTCATTCCGCTGGCCTGCGGAGGTTGCGATGCGATGCACAACCTCCAGTGGCTTCCGAATGATCTGAAAAGCGCTGCTGTGACCGGAAAAGACCGCTTCGAGCGGAAGATTTACGAGACCAGCATCGAGTGCAGTAAACCGGCCAAGTGAGCGGCCGATTCAACCAACCAACGGCCTAGAGACTGGCCTGAAGAGGAAGTAAAAATGTTCGTGACTCGCAACGTGTGGATGAAGTATCGCAGCCCGACCGACGGTGAAGGCAACGACCTGGGCGGTGGTGGCGCTGGTGACGCTGGCGACAAAGAGGGCGGCGCCAAGGAAGGCGGTGAGGGCGGTGAGGGCGACAAGGGTGCGGCCGGCGCGAAGAAGCCGTCGGACGAGGAGGCCCGTCTGCTCAAGGAGAACATGAAGCGCAAGGAAGAGCTGCGCAAGGCGGCCGAAGAGAAGGCCGCCCTGGAAGCCAAGCTCAAGCAGTTCGAGGGCATCGACCCCGAGGCAGTGCGCAAGCTGCTGGCCGAGCAGAAGACGGCCGAAGAGAAGCAACTGGAGGCCAAGGGCGACTACGAGCGCCTGAAGCAGCGCATGGCCGAAGAGCACAGTCGGGAAACCGCCACGCTGAAGGCTCAGATCGAGGCGCTCAACGCCGAACTTGGCAAGACCAAGGGCACGATCAACGAGCTGTCCATCGGCACCCAGTTCGGCCAGTCGAAGTTCATCTCCGAAGAGCTGACCCTGACGCCGGCCAAGGCCCGCGTGATCTACGCCGACTACTTCGACCTGGAAGATGGCAAGGTTGTCGGCTACGACAAGCCGCGTGGCGCCGCGAACCGCACTGCGCTGGTCGATCAGTATGGCAACGCCGTCGCTTTCGACGAGGCGCTGCGCAAGATCGTCGAAGCTGACCCGGAGAAGGATCATCTGCTCAAGAGCAAGATGAAGCCCGGCGCCGGCAGCGACAGCAAGAAACCGAGCGGTATTCCGCCGAAGGAAACCGGCCCTGTCAGTGCGGTAAGCCGCATTGCCAGCGGTTTGAAGGGTCTGAAAGTTTCCTGATCGTCTCTTTCGTGACTAAGTCACCGATGACTTGCCTATAATGGCGAGTTGTGTTATAGTCAATCATCGGTGACTTAGAGAGACTTAGGCCCGAAACGCTAAATCTCAATCCAAGGAGCAATAATGCCTCTGCTGAAACAAGAAGCCGAAAAGCTGAGTAACAATCAGCTTGTTTCGGGCGTGATCGACGAAATCATCGAACGCGATGACCTGTTTGCCGTGCTGCCGTTCGTCGGCGTCAATGGCAAAGCCTACGTCTACAACCGCGAGAACACCCTGGGTGGCGCGGACTTCCTGGACCCGAATGACCCGATCAACGAGAGCGCCGCGACCTTCACCGAAGTCGTCGCCAAGCTGCGCATCCTCGCTGGTGACGTGGACATCGACAAGTTCCTGCAATCGACGATGGGCGACCACAACGACCAGATGGCGATCCAGATCGCCAAGAAGGCCAAGGCTGTCGGTCGCATGTTCCACCAGACCCTCGCCCAAGGCGATGCGGTTGCCAACCCGAAGTCGTTCGACGGCCTGCCGAAGCTGGTTTCTGGCTCGCAGACCATCAGCGCTGGCACCAACGGCGCCGCGCTGACCCTGTCGATGCTGGACGAACTGTGCGATGCCGTCCCGAACGGCGCCGACGTGATCGTGATGCGTCGCGGCACCATTCGTGCTTACCGCGCTCTGCTTCGTGCCACCTACGGCACCGATGCGGTGATGCAGCAGCTCGAAAACTTCGGCCGCCCGATGCTGACCCACAACGGCATCCCCATCATCATGAACGAGTTCCTGGCCGGCAACGAAGCCCAAGGCACCGCCCCGAACACCGCTTCGGTGTATGCCCTGCGCCTGAACGAGCTGGACGGTCTGCACGGCATCTACGGCGGCGGCGACGCCGGTATCGTGGTCGAGAACATCGGCACGGTGCAGAACAAGGACGCCACCCGCATCCGTCTGAAGTGGTATACGGGCCTGGCTCTGAAGAGCACCCGTTCGGTGGCTCGTCTGAAGGGCGTGACCAACATCTAATCCTTGTGGCTCAGTCACAGGTGACTTAGAATAGAAGGCGGGAGAAATCCCGCCTTTTTCTTTGGAAGGAACGAATATGAAACTGCGACTCACTGCTCCCGGATGGGAGACCTACACCGGCCAGATGGGCGTGATGTTCTTCGAGAACGGCATCTCCACTACCGACGTGCTGCCGCTCGACGCTGTGCGCGTTGCGGGCGTCATTGGCGCCGAGTGGGAAGACGGCACCCCGGCGAACGTGAGCCAAATCTACCTGGACAACGCCCACACTGCGGCTCCGAGCGAAGCCGCAACCGAAGCGTGGTCCGAGAAGGTGGCCGAGACCGCCGTCAAGCTGGTCGAGACGCTGGAAACCCTGCGTGACGCGAAGACCTACACGGAAGACGAGCTGGCCGCCATCGCCGACGCAAAGGGCGTCAATGGGCTGCGCGAGATCGCCACGCCGCTTGGCGTCAAGAGCAACTCGATCCGTGGCCTGATCGACGGCATTCTCAAGGCTGCCGGCGCACCGAAGGCTGAGTGATCATGGACATCTTCTTCGCCGGCTCGCCGGTCTCTCTCGTTGTGCCTCTTCAGGACCGCAATGGCGGGCTGATCGAGGCGTCGGCGGTGGAATACCGCATCACGAAGCAGGGCGGGGAAGAAGTGCTCCCGCGCACGGCCCTGATCGGCTTTGCAGGTGATGCCGAAGTCACCATCGACATTCCTGGCGCGCTAAACGAACTGGCCCCCATCGAGGCCGACACCCTGGCGCTTCGCGAGGTGCGCAACGTCGAGCTGTATCTGACGATCTCGGGCGGCACGACGCAGATCACCAAGAGCTACATCCTGGAGCGCATCGACGCGCTGGTGCCGGGCCTGAACTCGTTTCAGACCCTGTCCGAAGCCGAGATGAATGCGCTAGACGTGCCTGGCCTAAACGGGTGGGCTGCCGCGACCGAGCGCGACAAGCTTGCGGCGCTCGTCGATGCCCGCTCGCGGATCGTGCAGCTTCGCTTCACCTCCTTCGACTGGAGTCAGGACAGCCTGCAATACAGCTTCAACGGTCGTGTCGTGGCAGGCCCGTTCGCCTTCGAGGGTGACCTCGGTGATCTGACGCCGACCGACTACGCCCGACTCCCGGAGCGCTTCAGGGCCGCGCTGTGCAAGGCGCAGGTTGTCGAAGCCGACGCGCTGCTCGGTGGCGACCCGGTCGATGTTCGCCGGCAAGAAGGTCTCATGCTGGAGTCCATCGGCGAGGTGAAGCAGATGTTCCGCCCCGGCAAGCCGCTCGATCTGCCGATCTCCAAGCGCGCACTACGCTACCTGAGTCCCTACATCTCCTTCGCGAAACGCATCGGGCGAGGCTGATCATGTTGGCGGTCACGAAGAAATACGACGATCTCGCCAGGCGTGTCGTGGCTGCCTACGAGCTTTTCCTGTTCGCGCTCAACGGGCGCTACCAGCAGATGCGCGCGCCCGGCGTAGAGGTCACGCCTCGGGCGCTACGCGACCTTCAGGTCGATGCCTACGGTCTCGGGAAGACCTTTCTGAACATCGCCGAAGCTGAGATCGAGAACTACCTTCGCCCGCTGCTTGAGGACCGCTCTGATGCGTTGCAAACCGCTCTGACGCTTCGCAAGAAAGAAGCGCTCGCTCTCGTGCGTGGGATGGTCATCGAGAACGTCAAGCAGACGGGCAGGGCGGGGCGCACCGGCATTGGTGGCTTTTCCGATCTGCTGCGCGACGCGCATGGCGGTGTTGGGCTTCTGGTTCAGCGCGCTGTCGGCACCGTCGGTTTCAAGGTGACCGACACGTCGGGCCGCAAGTGGGAGCCGGCCAAGCTCATGCAGGTCGTGGTGCGCGACTTCGGCTACCAGGCGGACATC